AAGTAATATACTTCACTCGTCCTTGTTCAAGCATTCGGTAAAGCATATCTTCTCGGCCAGGCCAGACGGTATGGAATCTCATTCCTACAGATCGATTCAAAGCTTGGGCTTGTAATTCGTTCATCTTCTTGGTAGTTGCGTATGGGTTATTCCACCATTCTTTTGCATTTGAAGAAGAGGCATATAGAAACTTACACTTAGTTCCATTCACAAAGTTAACAGCGCATTCCATTCCGCCTACGTTGTTATCATAATATTTTTCTGGATCTTCAATTGATTTTCTAACCCCTGCAAATGCAGCAAGATGAATCAGATAATCATGAACATCATACTTATTCCAATTAGATTGTTTACAAGCATCGCCTTCAAAAGAAGTAACTGAATATCCTTTATCAATAAGATATGCCCTCAGATTGGATCCGATCATACCTTCTGCACCAGTTAAAAGTACTGTCTTCATCCGAAAATCTCTCCAAGGTCAGAATCACTAGAAGAAACCGTCTCCCGTTTTTTACGTTCTTTTTTCTTCTCTTCTTTTACAATTGAATCAAAATAAGTATCTTTTTCTTTCAATTGATCGATCTTACCTTTCAATTGGTCGACAAAAGCATGTGCAGCTGCAATCGATTCTTCGTCCGCGTTCGCGAGCGCGAACTCGTCAAATGGGCTTTGAGAGATAAATTTAATCTTAATATCCTGCTGCTTTTTTTCTTTTGCGATCCTACGAAGGAAAGCATACCAGCAGATCTGAGTAAAGTAAGCAAATCCGTTCGGTAATCCAGAACGTGTTGCTGCTTCAATATCATAGTTGTGGATAGCTTTTAAGCAGTTCTCGACAGCATCCATTACCATTTCATCACGGTAAGTGTATCGAATGAAGTTCACCTTATGGGATAATCCTTCAGCAATCTTTAGGAAAGATATAGCGATGTAGTTGGTAACCTTTGGTATTTCTTTGCCAGCTGCTTCAGCTTCTTTTACTGACTTAATATATTCAACAAGGGCTTGACTAAAGTCTCTATTATTTACATAGTGTGGTTTATCTTTTGGTTTCATTATATACTCCTAGCATATCTTACTGATTATAAATCAGAATCAAGGGTTTGTAAACAAAATATTTTTAATTTAGGGGATTTACAAATGTAAAAATATCGGTATAATAGAAGAGTGCTTCTGAGGAGGATAGAATACTAGTGCATCCTCGGTCGGAGAGAGACGATCTTATCTTTATCCGAGTCAGACATTTCCTCTAAAACCTCATCGAGAGAAGATTTAGGTATTTTTCTCATATTTTCTAAGTGGTTAATATATTGTGCTACAATAAAATCATGAGGATTAGCTATAGATGTAATATGATAAAAATTTAAACTAATCAACTGATCAGTTCTTTCCTGATATAACATAAAAGGTCTGAAAGTATAATAACGAGTACTACTCTGCCAATCCTCGGCCGAAATAATTAGAAAAGCATTTCGAATAATAACAGATTCGGGTGAATCTTCTGATTGGAAATCAGGCCAATCGATTACTTCACATATTAACTCTTCTCCGCCTTGAAGGCGCATCTGTTTATATTCTTTATTCATTTTAGGTCCACTTCATAAATTTTATATTCGAACTCTTGCTTTATATACATCTTCACTCTTTCCAGTGAGTGTTCTAAGGTGTAGTTCTTCCGACCTTTCCAATGTAGATCATCAGCAATATCAAAAAGCCGGGCGATTGATCCATCATCAGATTTTCTTAATCCTCTTCCGATTGATTGTAACACCCTAATCTGGGATTTACTCGGGGAGGCAAAGATAATGTTGTGGAGATTGCGGATGTTAATACCAGTAGAGAAAGTACCAAGTGACGCCACGATAATCGCATTTTTCTGGGTCTCTACGATCTTACGGATAGCTTCACGATCACTCGTGTCCGTATCGCCTGATACGAAAAACACTTTACGATTCTCATGAGCCTTATCCTTGATTAGGTCGTACAACGGCTTACCGTGCTTATCGACGAAGTTGAATAGTACTAAGGTATTTCCATTCAAGTCCAAAGCAAGATTGCTAATAAGCTTATTACGAGAATCATTTCGAACAATGTAGTCTAGTTCGGATTGGTAATCTTGTTTTCCCCAGTTTTTACGAACTTCTTCAGGATGTTTTAGTAATAGTATAGTGATATTTAACTTTGATAATGTGTCTTCATCCTGGAGCTTTTTTGTCGTGGTTACATTATATATCTTTCCAAAAAGTCCCTGGAGAACAAGCTCGTGAGTCTGCGAACCATCGAGTGTACCGGTTGTACCCCAGCGGTATTCAGCTTCTTTGCACTTATCCATAATGGTAGTCAGAGACTTAGATTTGAACCCGTGGCATTCATCACCAACGACAGCACCAAATTGTTCAAACCATTTCGGCGGTAGTTTATAGATTGACTGCCAAGTTGAAATGATGATGTCTTTGTCTGTGTCTTTATCTCGTCCTGAATAAATCCTGTGCGCAACATCTTCGACAGGCATGCCATAGTCGGCGAAGTCATTGTACATCTGTTCGACCAACGAAGTTGTTGGTACAATAATAAGGACTTTCCTGCCTTTCTGCCGTAGACTACAAAGGTATCTTTGGACCAGGGTATAGATAATAAGTGATTTTCCAGATCCCGTAGGGGAGATAAGCACCGCCCTTTTTCTATGAAGTCCTTCGCATACTGCATCGAACTGGTAATCTCTGATTCCAATTGGCTTACCCCTGGATTGTAATTCAAGTCCATCGACAAATTCTTTTATCTCTTCGGGATTAATATCATTATATGCATCCGGTCTTCCATAAAAGTTATTATGCTCTACTTCAATTTTATAATTACGAGGCTTTGCAAACTCAGCAAGGAATGGATATAGACCTACAGGTAATTCCATTGTATTGAGATTAAAGAGACGGATCTTTCCGTCCCAGACACGATTCTTATAAAGCGGCATAAACTTATAACCAGGAACAAAGAACGAAAAGAACTCGGTTAGTTCATTCGCTATTCCAAAGTCACATCCAATGTGCATTACAGAATGATTTTTATTTTTTACTTTAATAATGTCCATGAAAATATATATACTATAAATAAAATGAAAAAGGAATAAGAAATGCCATTTATTGTTACTGAACAACTAACACCACAAAATCCTAGCGTAATTCTTAATTCTTTAGAAGAAGCAAAAGACTTTTTGATATATGAAGGTATGACTATAGAAGAAAATATATCAATACTAGATAATTTTAATGATCCTTACTGGGCAGCTAATAGAGAATCTTTAATTGAAACAATGACTAATATAGATTTTCAATGGGATCAGAATATGCAGACTTTAACGAGAACCCTTGTATTTTCTTCTGAAAGTGCCTATGTTAATCTTAGAAGAATCCTTAACAAGACAATGCCTGCTATGGAAAGAGATATATCGGTACTTAATACAGATGTTATTTAAGCTCCGGCTTCAAACATCTTCCACTTAATTATATTACCGATTGTCTGATGACGCCATTTAATATTATCTATAATTTCTACTAAGGTCTCTACAATGACCTTCCATTCGTCGATTCGTTCTTGTGATTTACGGATGTCAATATCGGCATCATAATAGTAATCCATTTCGCCTTTTAATACACGCAAACCATTGAACGGATCGAACTCCCAACCCCGGGATTCTATCTGTTCTTTTGTCATTTTCCCGTTATAATAAAGCCACTTGTCCTTTAACAGAACTTTTTGTTCTGCTTCGAATCGTTTCAATGCAAGTTTAGCTTGTGATAGCAAAGGTAAGTACTTTGCGTGCAACATAGGACTTTGGCGGGATGCTTCGTCCAACGATCCTACGATCTTAGAATCTTTTTCCCACATCTCAAGAATTTTTTCAAGGTAGTTCATACTATTCTCCAGTTAATTCAAAGCATTATATAATTTTTAAAGGGAAATGTAAATCAAGAAAACTCGAAAGAGTCGTATCTGAAAGTGATTGGGAAAGAAATAGACTCCACCGATGTAGTGGATGATGCGAACTCTATAGTACCTATATCGGTAGGAAAGGCGTTCTTATACTGGATTGTTCTAACCTTTATATTCGAACTGTTCAATATTATAACCGAGATATCATACATCGATGTATCTTCTAGACCAGCTCTAAGATGCTGAGGTTTTTGGTTCTCTTGAACCAATCCACTCATCCAATCATATATCTCATTATATACGTACATAGATTCATCCATGATTGCATTAATACTAAGTTCACCGAAGACCAGTTTATCCCCTGGTTGATAGGTGTCAGATCTTCTGAAAGCAGTCATAGCAGGTGATAGACTAACGGAAGGATGAGAAACCCCATTCGCAAAAAACTCTAAGTTACCAAATCTTTTTCTGTTGATGATAATCTTAAAGCCAGTAGGCTGAAGATAGTTTGGGTTTTGGAGAGTTGTAGTTGTAGTAGCCATGACTAATCCTCTGTTGGTTAACTGTATTTATATGAAAAAAGTTTGGAAAAAATCAACAAAGGGGGTTTACATTTGATTCGAAAGGCCTTATATCTACTATATCAACAGAAGGAACCACAAGATGATGCTCTTCAACGAACATAACGAAGCTACCAACTCCATCAAGCCCGTTATGATCCACAAGACGTTTAAAGGTTACACGGTCCTTACCCCCGAAGGTCGTCTTCTCGACAACTTCACCTCCGCTGGTCCTTTCGTGGATTTCGAATCGGCTAAGCGTAACGCAGAAATGAATGTTGGTATGGCAATGAACTGGAGCGACTTCTAATGACCGCAGCAATCATCCCCGTTGTCTTTTTGGTAGTAATCGTGTTTGGTGGAGCTATAATCGAAACCTTCTTTGAGGAAACAAACTAATGGTCAATGTCTATCCAATCACTGGCAAAGTATGGTATCGCGAAAGTACAGATGAATGGGTGCTAGAGCTTGAAGGTTCTATCAACGATACCCACTTTATTAGTCGACACACTGAACCAGGTAACACTGCTCCAGAAGATGTTGCAGGACTACCTTCGCTGTATAAAGAGGAAAAGAACTAATGATTGAGTACAACCTTATTCTGAACCAGATCTACAAGTTCATCGGTTTCATCGTGTTTATGATTGCAGTCACTGAGCCTGAAACCATCGGTCAATGGAAAGCTCAGATGGATATCGGTTACGATTCTATTTGGGCAGAATACGTATTTGACTGTGACTGTACAGAAGCTTTAGAATAAAAAAAGGGCAGCCGAAGCTGCCCAGTTGGAGTTGGGAGAGGTTTAAACCTCTCCCTTTTTTTATGCAAATTAGCCGAGGATATTGTCCACGCGGAAGATGCGGTAGTACTGGTTGGTTTTTGCGGTTGCAAGACCATCAGCAGGAGCTGAGCCAACGAATGGGTTTGAAGCCATACCATAGCGGGTCTTGAAGCCGATTTTAGGCTGGAATGATTCTTCCGCAACAGCACGTACCATGGTTAGTGGAACGTATGGGCAGTAGAACACGCCTGCGTCGTATGGGTTTGTACCCTTGTAGCCAACGTTGATATAATCACCGGTTGCATATGGGTCGATGTAGATACGCATACGGCCGTTGAGAACACCAGCGAAGGTATTGCCGGTATCGTCTACGTTCAGAGCAGTTGACATAGCTGGAGCGTAGTCAAGCATACCTGAAGCTGCAAGAGCTGAAGCAACGTCTGAAGAAACGATTGCGAAGTTACCCTTGCCACGACGTGTTTCTTTAGCGATAGTATTCGCTTCACGCTCGAGTTGGAGGATAAGTCCCTTGATCTTTTCTACTGACCAACGGCCATCAGCATCGGTTGAAAGGTTGAAGATACCACGGATAGCAACGTTTGAAGTAAGCGCACCGGTCTTAGCTTGGCTGTTGATGGTACGGATAACTTCACGGTTGATTTCTGCAAGAATCTCGGTTGACAGAATGTTTGCAAGCTCTGTCTCTGCGTCAAGACCGTGGATAGCCTTAAGGTCCTGTGCAAGTTCTAGAGTGTATTCTGCTTTCAGAGCGCGTGACTTTGCAGTAACGGTTGCTTTTTCAATGGTGAATCCCATTTCAGCGAAACCTTCGCCAACGCCATCACCAAGAGCTTCTGCTTCTGAGGTTGAGTAGTTGTCGCCAAGGTAAGGACCGGTACGTGAGTCGTCGATGCTGCTGTCGGTAGTACGAAGACCGGTTGAAGAGTCGTCGCTTAGACCAACAAGGCCTGAAGAGCCTGAAGAGCCGTTACCGGTGGTTGAAGAGTCGCCTGAGAAACCAACAGCTGCTTCGTTGAAGAGAGCTTCGTCGCCGGATACTACGCCAGCTTTGGTTTTTCTGTAGCGTGACTTCATCGCGAAGATAAGGCCGGTAGGACCGGTCATTGGCTGAACACCAGCAACGTCATAAGCCATCATGTTAGGCATTGCACGACGTACGAGTGAGATAAGAACTGGGTTCCAGTTAGCAGCAACCGAAGTGTTGTTTACTGGTGCAGCTTCGTTCAGGTAGTTCTGCTGAGAAGCTTGCTGAGCAAATTCTCTCTCCTGGTTTTCAAGCATAACAGCAGTAACTGCACGACGGTGTGCGTCCTTAATGCTGTGTCCTTCGTTGAGCACTGGTGCCCATTTTTCTGTTAAACGATCATAAGATTCCATCTTCTGATTCTCCTAAATTACTTATTGGTTTTTCTAAGGGCGTTAATGTAGGCAGCCATGTTACCTGATAGCTGAACTTCTTCAGACTCGGTTTCATCAACTGATTCTACAAGTGATGGTGAAGTTTTAGTAGCTTTTTTGAAGTAAGCTTCTTTAATAGTCTTAACTTTGTCAGCGAATACTTCTTCGCTTTCAAAATCAAGATCTTCAGATAGCTTAACAAGCTTTTCAACTTCGGTTTCTGCAAGACCACGAGCTGCTTCACGGATAACTTCGTAACGCTTATAACCTTCTAGCTCTTCTTTCATTGCGATCATTGCTTCGGTCTGTTCGTTCAGAGAAGCTTCAAGAGCTTCGTTCTGTTCTGCCAGATCATCAACTAGGTCAACTTTGGAATCTGGAACAGCGATATATGACTCTACGAATAGGGCCTGTAGCTTGTCCATGAACTCTTCTGCGATTTCAGAACGGAGACCGTTATGAATTGCAACTTCGTTCTCTTTCATCCAATTTTCAACTACGTAGTTCAGGTATCCATCAACCTTCTCAACCATATCGGCTTTGAATGAATCGACTTCTTCCTGAAGTGAGACTTCGTAATTTTCTTCGAGACGTGCAATTTCTTCGCTTAGCTTTGATTTAATCGCAGCTTCGAAAATGATTGCGGCTTTACCCTTGAATCCTTCGGATAGGGTAGCTTCTTCAGAGATTAGAGCTTCTAAATCATCTGAGAAGTCATAGTCTTCTGATTGCTTCTCTGGATCGCCAGTAACTCTTTTACCCATTGGGTCGGAATTACTTTTGTCACCCTTGCGCTTAGTTGCTGTTTTACCAGCAGCAGCTGCGCTTTTTACGGAAGCAATAGACTGTTCTTCGGCATTGTTAGGATCGTGAGCTTCAACAACATTCTCGTCATCATCGAGCTCAGCATCCTGTCTTTTAAATTGATCAGTCATGTGACTCTCCTATTTGTTTTTCAGTAACGAGAGGAAATTCTTGAACTCGCGTGTTTGTGCCTCATAAAGGTCCACTCTCGGAGTTTTTCTAATTTCAGTCTCAATTCTTTCAATTTCTCGAGCTTCGATAATACCATTATTCCATACCCATTCTACACCTTCCATAATTCCATTAACGAAAGCTTGAGGTGCGGATGGATCTTGGACGATGTCGACGGTATTCAACATGAAATCGTCTTTGACATACATAACGCCATTTCTCTGTTCGAGACTTCCCATACCACGAGTTGAAACACCCAGTTGAACACCACCCTCTAGTAAACCTTGAACTATTTTACCCATTGGAGTATTCAGTATGCGTGCTTTACCCATCACATTATTACCTTCCATACGAAGATCGGTAATGAGATGGGATACCTTATCAAGATTCACAGTTGGACCATCTGGATGGTTTAATTCCCCAACTGCTCTTCCAGTTTTAACTTGAGAATCGACGTATTTGTTTACCGCATTTTCCATTACGTTTTTTGGGTAGATACGTCCATTTCTATTCTTACCTTCGGCCTGAGCAAAGATACCTTCGATAACGAAGTTCTTATCTCCGTTCTCTTTCTTTTCAACGATGCACTGAACATCATTCTCGGTATATTCTGTGATCAGCTTCATTATTTGCCTCCGGCCATCTTTATAAACTGAGTTGCGGCTTTCTTAGCATCTTCAGGAGAATTATAAGAATCTAATTTCTCCGAATCGATATAAGCCACATACTTATTCTTATCTTTATGAATCATGACATTATGCTTATCTATTTTACCATCAAAGACATGCTGACCCGCAGGCATTTTCTTTTTAGCTTCCCGTATCTGAGCAAAAGTCTTCATTTAATACACTCAATAACTTAAATTCTATTTTATTTATATAAATTAACTTTTTTAAATTTTAATCAACACCAACCATTTTCATAGTCTATAAGATATAATTGTTCAATACGATCTATCTGTTTTCTGTCTAGATCTGGCTTATTCATACTTGTTTTCATTCTATGAAAATCAGGTGGGTTAGTTTTTATACCTAATTTATCGTTCATAAATTCTATACATTTATATGTGTCTTTTATATCAAATATTTTATCAAATCTATCCGGCGTACCCATCCACCAACTTTGAGTTTCTAGATGTTCATTCCAATATTCTTTACTCTCTAACAGATCAAGTAACTGGTCTATATGATAATTATGTTGACGAAAAGGCCCGAATGCTGTATCTTGATATATTTGCAAATACCCTGATATGAATCTTTTTATTGGGTCCCTTTTTACAGCTACCCTTATACTATCTTTTCTAAAAAAATCTTTAAAAGTTGTATCTTCATGATTTAACCACTGCGACACTCTTCCAGATCTTCTACAACCAGTGTGATTCAAATAGGCAAACTCCGAAAGATGATCTAAATCGTCTTCTTTTAATTCACCGGATTTAATACTTTGAATAACCCTTGGATGATCTATTGGATAAAGGGAATTAGCATTCGGGTCTTTTACCCAAGTATAATAAGCCTTTATAGAAGTACAAGCGTTTTTAGCACAAATATTAAAATCTAATCTTGTATTATTTTTGCTAAAATAAATGACTGGTTGCCAATATTCGATCCGCTTCTTCTTCCACGAATCTAAATAACTCATGATTAGTCTTCTTCTTCTTCATCCTCCGCATATTCATCAGCAAGATCTTCTAGATCTTCATCAGTATACTCATCTTCTTCAGAATACTCTTCTTCAGATTCTTCTTCCTCGTCAGAATAGACGGATTGAGCAATAGCGATCTTTTCTTGATCCAGTGAATCAGATACTCTTTGGGATAAAAGTTCATTAAAAACATCATTTGCTTTTGTATATTCAGATTGAGTAATATAATCAACCATTTTAGAAATTGGATTTACATCCGACACTTCATATTCTTCAGCCATAATAACTCCTTATTTAGCTACTTTCAAATTAATAGTGTGTGAGGTTTTAGGCTCTGGTTTAGCCTGTTGTGCCGCCGCTGTTTCTTGTTCAGCATCAGCTTGGTCTATTTCATCTTGAGCAGGTTCTTCCAACTCTACTTGTTTCGTCATTTGTTTAATCTGATCATCATCGAAACGAAGAATGTTTTTCATTACCCATTCCTTCGAGAAATATTCACCAACATACTGTTGAACCTGATCCAGAGATTGTAGTTTTTCTCTGAGTAATTCAGCTTCTTTGAGTTCTGTGAAATGGTTATCTCTAGTAAACTCAAAGTTAATATTATTTGAGATATCTTCCCAATCTTCTTCGGTAATAATACTTTTTAAGACTAACTGACGCTTAAGCATCTCACGGAAAAGCATAGAGAATCTGCGGCGAAGGCGATCAATAAACTTCTGGAATTTTAATTCATCTCTTGAGATTTCTGTAGAACGGCCAAGAGAGAACTGAGATTCCTGTTCAAGTCTGTTAATCGGAACGTTCAGTGATCTATATAGTCTTTTCTGGAAGTAGACGATATCATCGATCTGTCCTAGGTTTTCGCCACCAGGGAGTGATGTAATCTCAGTACCTCGGTTACCCTCACGGCGCGGTAACCAGAAATCTTCAAGCATCGACATATGCTTACGATCGTCTTTAATTTCACCAGTAGCAGCATCATAGACTAGCTTATTACGATAGCGAGTCATAATGCCTTTCATATATTCTTCTGCTTTACCCTTTGGTAGGTTGCCGACATCAATATAGAAAATACGACGTTCTGGCGCTCTCGCGAGTCGATAAATAACTAGAGAGTCTTCCATCATACGAAGCTGGTTAATTGGTTTTAATGCTTTATGAAGATATGAGACAACGTGCTTCTGTGATGCATCAAGTAGGCCAGAGGTTACATAAATTACAGAATCTTTTGTAAGCTTAATACCGCTATTCTGTTCACCCGGTTTTTCCTGATAGATGAAGTACTCGTTCTGTCCTTCTACTATACTTGCACCAGTAATTGGATCTCTTTTTCTAATAATCTCTTTTACTTTGCGAATCTTAGCAGAATCAATAGGACGAATATCAAGAACACCTTTCTTTGGGTTCTTCTCGTCTACCACAAGGTGATAAACTTTTCTTCCATCAACATACCATGATCTGAAGATGTCGTGACCTAAGTCGCCAAACTTCAGCATATAAAGGATATCATCGAATTCTTCTTGAATTTTATTCTTAATAGATTTGGATAGTTCTACATTATCAAGATCTAGCTTAACAGCAATCTCATCACCGCCAGATACGGCTTCATTAGTAATATCTTCAATCGCCGCATCCACTTCAGGATGCATAGCTACACCTCTATATTTTTGGATAAGAGTAGCATTATCCTTGGATTTGTCGCCGTCAATATCAACATATTGTCCGAAGTGTGATCCAGATGCAGTTACATAACCAGCACCATCTTCATCAACTTTTGGAACAATAGATTTTAGATTTTTATCTTCTGCTTCTTGAGATTTAGATCTTCGAATTTCGAATCCAAAAAGTTTTAAACTATTATCGGCCATTTCATATCCTATCTTTAAAGAGACTGGGCGTTTCCGCCCAGTCTAATCTTATATATCCACTTATTAGGAAGTAGTATTTGATTCCCAATATTGAACCTGGAATTCCACGGTGAATCTCTCGATATCATCATTTGTTCCGTAGGCTAGATCGATTGGAGCAACTGCTGTTGGGAAACATCCGCGGAAGGTATAGGTCTTTAGGATAGATCCGTCACGGTCAAGTTGTTCAATAAGAAGATCTGCTTCATAATCGATTGGTGCTGTTAGACCGGTATTTGCTTTGTGGGCATTAATACCATTCATCCAACGTTCCATTGCGTTACGAATAGCAAAGTCTGTATCGTTAATAATCGTTGGTGACCAAGTATCGAATGTACGGTCACCCGCTAGCTTAAGCTGACGTCCACGGAATGGTATAGTAATGACACCCATTGTGGATCCAGGTAGTTGTGCAGCTTCGCAAAGGAATGAAGTGATTTCCACATCACCATTTGCATATGCTGGGAAGTTAATGGTCGCTTTGAACAGATTCGGTCTAGCGCCACCGCCTTTTAGTTTGGCTTTAAAATCGTCTACTCCAAGAATAGCCATTTTATTTTCTCCTGCGCTCTATTATACCGTACCAACAACTTCAGCGAAGTCTACACCGGTTCTAACTGCCACAAAGTTTAGTGTGACATAGTTAATAGAACGGGCAGGCTTGATGAAGAGGCTGCATACGAATTCGTTTCTGTCAATAACTGCCGGTGTATTATTTGTTTCGTCACAAACAACACGGAAGTCGGTGATACCACGTCTACCTTGGATTTCTCTTAGGAATGGTTCGATAATATTTTTAAATTCAGCGCGAGTAAATTCATCGTTGAATTCAAACATTACGTTGCGGGCTGCAACTGAAACCGCTCTTTCGATACCAAGGAACAGACGACGAACGTTGATTCTATCGAATGCACTTGGGCGAGCAAGTTTTGTTTTATCCCCGTAAAGAAGTACGCCTTGACCAGGAATATTAGCGATTGGGTTAATACCTGCCTTATAAAGTGTATCTCTCTGGCTTTGATTTGGTGAGTAAGCAAGTGAGGTAACACCCAGAACTTGTCCACGACGTGGTCCAGCTGGTGAGAACCAAGGAGCTGCAACTGCATCTGTAGATGCCATTATACCTGCAACTGATGATGCAGCTGGAATCCAGATGTACTGATCGTTATACTTATCATATACCTTTAGGTAGTTATTATCTACAATAAGATATGAAGAAGAAGTGAAAGTATTTGCAGTTGTTACTGAAGCTGTAACCGGGCTTGCGTTTCCGATAATATCAGATCTTGCTGGTGAGGTTACAACCACGCAGTCTTTACGGGTTGATCCTGCAATTGTAACTAGATCGTTTACTACGGTTGTCTGGTCCGCTCTGCTTGATAGTCCTGGTGCAATCAGGAAGTCTACTAGAAGAGCTTCTTTGTCTTCGAATAGATCGAAACCTGTAGCATATTCAGAAGTACCAATAGCACTACCATTTGCACCACCAACAAAGTTTACTGTCTTTGTTACTGTTCCAGTCTTAGCATAGTTCTTACTGCTAGAAACATTTGTACCAGCAAGTGCACTGAACTTACCCGCAGCACCAAATCCAGCCATCCACACATAGTTTGAACCATTGTTAATCACATCTAGAATGTAGTTTGATGAACCATCTTCTTTTAGTGCACCTTTTGCAAGTGATACGAATGGGAAAATTTCTAGAACGGAACCACGGGTCCCTGAAATTTCTCCTAGACGATCTACTACAACTACGTGCGCTTCATCATTTAGTGCTGATGCAGCAGTAGCCCATGTTGAGGTTTTTGGCGCCGCATCGAAGCTTGATTTATAGGTCCAGGCGTCAAAGTCGGTAGTACCAGAAGAGTCTGCTGTCACATAATGTACAGAAATAGAGTTACCAGCATCACCAGGATATTTGGCAATGAAAGAATGATCGCTATCTGCAAGAGCTGCGATTTGATCATCAAAGTTATCTCTATTCTTTACGAGTGGTGGAGATGCAGAATCTGCATCTGAGTCATAAGCGTTAGTAGCAGAAGCTACGACACGAACAACCTGAAGCTCGTTTGAATATCTTAAGAAGTAAGCAGCTGAATGCCACTCTACTGTGTTGTCACTGTCTGGTGAACCGAATACTTCAACAAGACCGCTTTCGTTTGAAATTAGTACTGGCTCTTCAACTGGACCCCAGTTAAATTCGCCAACGAATGCGCCGGTGCTTGTTGGAACGTTAGGTACAACCCCAGTGAGATCTATCTCTCTAACAAAAATGCCAGGAGATTGTAATGGTGTTGAAATTGCCATGACTCTTTTCCCTTTGAGTTGAATTATAAGTGATTCATAATACGATTATATTCATTACTTCTATTTATAGGAAATAGTATTTTAGAAATGAGAAGTTCCCCATTCTACAGCCCATGGGTTATCCCTATCTTTTTCTTTTTGTTCCCATTCAGAAATAGCATCACTACCATCATCAATAAAGCCGAATGGAACAATGTCGTTTTCAATCTGTGCCATTCGATCTTTAAACATCATTTCTTTGATATTAATATCAGTCATATCCTTAAACATTTCAGTGGTAGCAAAGTAACCAAACATAACAAGATTCATCATCAGATCGTCATGGTTACCTTCACTTGCTTCATAGGATTGACCTTTTGCAACAAATGTAGAACATTCTATAATCGTATTTGAATCATTAATTTTTAATTTGTTGTTCTCAATAATATCTTTAATACCAGAACAACCTAATCTTTTTACCCTACGAGTCATTTCAATACCAATACCATCTGACTTAGTTGCAGATGATACGTGGATGTTTTCATATTCAAGTTCATGATATAATCCACGAGTAACAAGCACACCTTGGTCATTTGATTCAATAATGACATATGCCTGATTGTAAGAAGTTGCGTACTTATAAATAATATCAGGGAAGAGTATTGGAGAGATAGAATTACATCGATAAACTGCAACCTGGTTAAACGGGCTGGAAGTTACATCGATCACATTAAATGTGGAATAGTCCTGTCCTCTTCCCTTACTTACATCTACGCAAACGATATAATTATGATTCTCTTTCGTCTTCTCATAGATGAACATGTTGCCACCTTCGAGAATCTCAATCGGCTGTATCGCTTTCATTTTCATAAGAGCTTCAGCACCAATTAACGTATCCCCAGTACCAAAGAATGTATTACCAAATTCCTGGTCAAACTGTAGCTGGGAAGTGTTCGAGATAGTTTCCAGCTTCCACTTTTCGTCTCGTCCTGGTACATCCCACCAATCAACCCTGAAAGATGCAAACTGGTTTGTCTTCTGTATAGCACCTTGCCAGATAGTATAGAACATGTTACCAATACCATTTGCGGTAGAGGTAATAATAACCTTTGTCTCTTTACCGGAAGAGATAACAGGATAGGTTGATGTATAGAATTCCGCAGCTCGTTCAACGAATGCAAATTCGTCAAGATAAAGCAATGAAACAGACATACCACGAATAGAGCTACCGGAAGTAGCAGCAGCAATAATTCTAGAGTTATTACTGAACTCTATAGAACCTTTATTGAGTGCTTTTGTTCCTGGCTGAAGAAAATATGGCAGGTTTTCTAACATAAGAGTAATACGAGCAAGCATTTCTCTTGCTGTTGCACCCTTGTTTGCTAGAATCGCAATTGTCTTTTCTGAATGAAACACCGCATACCATAGAAGATATGCCACAGAAGAGATAGACTTACCAGACTGGCGACAAGCAAGAACAATCGAGAATCGATTGTCATTAAAGTGATTAAACATTTTATCCTGATAAGGATAAAGTTTAAAGTTCACTAGTCCTTTGTCAAGCGAAATAATCTTACAATAGGTCCTAGCAAAATACGCTGGATCTTGCATACACTTTATATATTCTTGGATAGTCTCTTCTGACCAACCTTGGATAACACCATCACGCTTTACGTTGTTATTACCAAGATATCCATCTTTTTCATTCTTTGTCATTCAATCTCGGTGTAATATCAATCACATTATCTGGTTTTTTCATCTGACCTTGTAGCATTCGCTGTAGGTCTGTGGTAGAACCTAAGAAAAGGTTATTCGTAGTATTGCCTACCTGTTTTGATGATTCTTCTTTTGCATGAACTTCTTTATGTTTCTTATTCAGATCCATAAGTTTATCGTTTACATCAGCGACATTCTTAATCAGCCCAGAAAGAACTTCGAACGCTCGCGGGTGCTCGCTCTCGCGGGCGACCTCGATCATATCCTCAAGAGCATTTCTACCCTTCTGAATTAGATCATATAGGGTGTCTCTCGAATATTCAAAATCACTTTTTATTTTGTCTGAATCAATCATATTATGGAATCAACGTTGTTATGGTTTCGGTAAATCCGTAATCGCTATCAACGGACACATTTAATGGGTTTGGTTCAACGGTTATAGTCGAAACTTTATAATCAGAATCTGCCATAAAATAAATCTCGCCATTAACTTCTCGAATAATCTTAGCCTCATCAAACCCTTGATAGAAGTTAATATGCATTTGGAAATCTAACTGATAAACGATTGCTCTTCTATCACCTAGCCCACCTTCGTAATCATCACTATAAGAAATACCATTTAATATAATCGGAACGTCTTCTTTCATTTCAGGATGGTCTGAAAATGGTTTAATGGTTAAATTGTACTGAGGACTAAAATAAGGTAAAATCTGTTCTACAATTTGTAAGGCATCATCTTGGGTTTTAGTATAAATGTTTAACTGCATATCAATTAAATAAGGGACATAATTATATATCTTTTTACTTACTGTGATACTATCACCAACTTTATTTCTATGACCCATCTTATTCAGCTGTCTAGCAGCATCATATTGATATCCAATTATTTCAAAAGACATCCTTGGTAGTTTTAAAGCTACCTTACTATCTGTACTAAGATCTGGATTTTCTCTTAATCTATCAAGGTAATCCCTTTTAGGTGCATATGATAAAGGAACTTTCATAGTATTTAGTACTTTATTATTCGGTCCTCTTCTCAAGATATAGATGTTATTAAACATCGAACCAAACATGGCAACGCTTTTACGAATACGCTCGTGGTAGAAATAAGTACCAAACATTATCTAGGGTCTCCGAATGGGTTATCTTCTGTAAAATCTAAGAAATCTAGATTATTCGTTCCAAAGTCTTCATTCTGTTCGTTTTCAGAAAGCTGATTTACTTCTGCCACAGATGTGATTCTTCCAGCGGCAAGAGAGGTAAGCCCATATATTGCACCATTTACTAGGCTATGGAATTTACCATCATCACCACCAATTCCGACAACTTCTAGTTTATAATCTGAATCATTCCAGTTAACCACTTCACCTGTAATAATTGTTCCATCGCTAAGAGTCTGTCTTACTGTTTCGCCTACCAAGAATACTGGATTATCTGGTGAATCAATAATCGCCGTTGCGTCTAAATAACCGCCACCACCGTTGATAATATTAAATCCTGTTATCTTACCTAGATCACTATCAATTAGAGATCTGATAATAGCACCGGAACCAACACCGGTTGTAGTAATTGTAATTGGCGGTGCATAGAAGTATCCATCACCAGAATCTAGTAAATTCACCTGAACAATAGCGCCGGTGAGTGATATACCCACACCCGCTGTTGCTCTCGATCTGAGAGAAGAAAGTGTAAGGACATATTTGTAATTATAGCGTTCTTCAATTTCATCAATATCACCATGGCCAGTATCCAGACTTTCTCCGCTGTATTCAAAGAGTTCACAACGCATTTTATAGGTAGGAAGATTACTTAATTGATAGAACGGCTGATCGTGTTCTACGTGCATGATCTGGAATAAAGAATTAGATAATGGAAGATAAATTAAATCCCCTTCGCGTGGGCGAACAGAATTAATCTCGTTATCATATCTGCTAACAACAGCATTCCATCTTTTTCGCGAGACAATAAAAGTTGCCTGGTCTCGAATCTGTACACCAAACTTAGTAAATAGATCGCCTTCCCCATCAAAGCCTTCAGTATTCTGGATGTACATCTCTATTCTGTATGAGGAGTTAAAACTAGATTGAATATCGTCGCCAAGGATTCGATCTTCTCTGATAATATCTCTAGGAAGATAGTAAATATCCTGACCATACATTTTGAGCGACTCTATGATAATATCTTCATAAAGATTCTGTTCAGATTTTACTTTTTGGCTGAAGTAGATATTCGTTGCCATGGTTTATCCTATAAAGAAGTCTGCAGGCATTTCAAAGTCTAGACGAATCTTTTCTCTCAGTCTCTCAATCTCTACTGTGGAATCATCATAGATCTGTCTTCCATTAAGCATTACCCCACCAGGAAGTTGCATACCTTCGAATTTAATTAAGTTTGATCCCCACTGCTGTTTAATCAATGCGGTGGAATATTCCTTTAGCCACATATCATTCCAAACTTTTGTATGAGCTGTAGGTGAAACAGGCTTATAAGCTTCGTAGATAATATACTGGCCAGCTTGAATATCTTCATCCTTAAAGTCTCCGTGGATGTAAAGACGATTCATGTGTCTAGAATATGTCGTCTGTGGATATCCATTCAGTGTCATATCAAGGAGTGAAAGATACTGATTCAGTTGATCGTAATATGCAAGGTCCCCAGCAAAGTTCTGTAGGTCAGCAATATCATTTAACATCATCTGATACTTAATATCAAAGAAGTTAAAGTTTCCATTAAATGCAGAGGAAATACTAAACAGTCTTGTGACTGAAATAGTATCAGAGCTTACTTCGATATATTCTCTCGAAACATCACTATCACCAACAAGGTGGGAAACATAAGTTCTATAGGTTGCATCGGAATGATATTCCTGCCAATACTGTAAAGCCTCGTCGATACGATCTTCTAGCTGATCTGGATCAACGTTGATTTCGATTACAGGTGCGCCCAGTCTTCTTAAGCAGTAATCTATTAGACCTTGTCTTGTACTTGGATTAGCCATATCTTATTCCTATTTTCAACTATTTATATTAGTTTAAAAGTACGCCAGAAGCATTATAGACGTTAATACGGTAGTAAGAACCCTGTTGACCGTCAAGAAGGTCTGCATCTAGTCCTGATGTCGTGCCATCAACGGTCTTAATAGCATCTAATAGATTCGTAGCAGTAATATTACCCTTTAGCGAGTTGACACTTAAAACAGCTCTATCGGAATCAATTCTAAAAGTTGAACCATTTAATTCTATTCCATACCCTGCACTAAACAGACTTTTTATTTGATCTGAATCTACTGAAAGTGTTCTAGACGCGGTTATATCACCGCCTCCGTTAAGACCCCAGCCTGCTAGGATAGAAACTGAACTATGATTTATATGCTCATTAGCTACGAAGTCGTTAAAATTATCATGTTTATATTGACTATAAAGTTCGGCAGAATCAATCGATATATTACCAGTAGTAATAGCAATGCCTTTACCACCAGTGAAATGTGCTCTTACTTCAGTAGCGCTTGGACCAGTATATGTAATTACACCGGTTGAATTATTATAAGATAAGGATCCGTCTCCTCCCGCATCAGTTATAGAAATAGATTTTCTAGAAACCGATACTGTTCCGGCAGAATCTACAAATTTCTTAATTATATTAGAGGAGTTTTTATAATATAATCTTCCATCAGCATAGTTAATGGCTAATTCGCCGTAATCTAAATTGCCCGTGGTAGGGACATTACTCGGTACGGAAGATTTTTTAAGTAATACTTTTGCCATACTAGATCCTTAAAAAAGGTTTTAGTTTAGAGTCCGGATTATAAAAATAATCCAGACTGTCTATTAGAATGATCCGCCATCAATAGTGGCAAGAACAACATATCCTGAAGTAACTGTGAATTCATCGGAGTCAAATCTAGCAACGCCATTATTATTCTTAGTTGCCAATTCAGCAGCGAAAGTAATAGTACCAGCACCATCATTGTAGGTAATATCCATACCCTCGCCTTCGAGTAGTACTTTATTTACAAGATGATCTTCAAGTACTTCTTTCCAAACGATACCACCAAACATAAGAGAGTTGGAATCTGTAAGATCAAGAGTCTTATTCATATTCCAGCGGTTTGTGGATCCGTTATAGGTAAGAGTTGCTGGGATTGCAGGACCGTTGATAGTTAGACCAGCCCCATCAGCTTCACCAGCTGTAGAGGCAGAATCAGCAAGAACGAGGTTCTTATCGTTAATCGAAACCGTAGTAGAGTTAACAGTAGTAGTAACACCATTAACGGTAAGGTTACCACGGATGATAACATCACCGCCATCAGAGTCAATCGGGTTAGGATCAAGGTAAAGAACGCCGGTAGATGATGCGATTGTATTATCCAGGATTCTAATATTGTCTACATCAATCTGGGTTAGACCAGCAAGAGTAGTTGTTGTTCCACCGAGAGTAACTGCGGTTGAACCGATAGTAATATTCTTTGAAGAAACAGCACCAGATGTTACTGTAAAGTTAGTGGTACTAAAACTTGCAATACCCTTATTGGTAGTTGTAGCATCTTCCCCAGCAACAGTAATGGTTGAGCTAGCGTGTGTAACGTCTATGCCTTCACCGCCAAGGATTGAAACACCGTGGCTAGCAATTGTTAACGCGCCTGTATCGGTTGTAATAGCCCTAAGAACAGTATCTTTAAGTTCAACTGCGCCGGTGGTAACGTTAAAGTCTGCAGTAGCAAACGATGCCACACCCTTTACGGATGTTGTTGCATCAATACCAGCTAAGGTAATAGCAGCAGTTTCAGATCCAGAACCTGATACGCTGATACCGGTTCCTGCAGTGGCAGCGACAGTTGCTACGTAGTTACCTGTTGTTTGTGTACCAAGGTTAACATTTTTAATGGTTACAGCACCAGAAGTGACTGTAAAGTCTGCAGTAGCAAACGATGCAATACCTTTGTTTGTTGTGGTTGCATCTTCTCCAGCAATCGTGATGGTTTGGCCAGACGCTGTAGTATCAATACCTTCCCCCGCAGCAATTGTAAGGGTTTGGGTAAGTAGGTTAATAGACCCAGTGCCGGTTTCGGCTGCAGTGTTTAAAGTTGTTGCAACTGATACAGTGCCAGCAGAATCGACGTGACCATTTTTGTTAATTCTTAAAACGGGAATAGCTGTCCCGGAGCCATATACACCAGCAGTAACACTTGAAGTTCTATGAGTAATTGTTATTCTGTTAGAAGATGCTGTTGTTAAGATGTCTGAATCGCCAGCGACTGTGAAGGTCTCAGCACTCGCAATCGCATCAGGGGTTCCGGCATCACCAGCAACTGTAAATAGAGTTACAGCAGAGCCCGTGAATCTAGTATCAACATAATTTTTAGTAGCTGCATCCTGAGCAGAAGCAGGATCAGTAACGTTGATAATCTTAGAAGTGTCTACGTTTACAGATCCCGTGCCGTTCGGACTAAGAACGATGTTACCATTCGTATCAGTGGAACTGATAGTATTTCCATTAATATCAATGTTATCAACTTTCAGATTATCGATCTTACTCGAAGCGTCTGTGATAATTGCGCTAGACGCAGTAAGCGTACCAGCAGCATGATCGAGCATATTGGTAAAATATTCACCGCCGACAACTACGACAGTTGTTGCGTTGCCTGAACCATCGTCACCTTTACCAAAGAATAGTCTGTCACCACCGTTTGCTTGGGTGCCTGTACCCATTGCATAGGCGATTTCGGCCGTCTTCAGTGAACCTGGTGCCGAAGTGCCCGTAGATCTTTTAATTCTAATTACGGCCATTTAGAAATTGCCTCCGTTGAAGTTTGTATTTACATTATCAATGTTTACAGTGGCTTCAAAATTTTCCGATGTGGAATTATAAACTAACATCGCACCGTCGGACAGGTTTGTTACATCTACACTTCCTATAGTTTTAATATCAAAAGCACCTGCAGTTACTCTTTTTATAGGAGTACCAACAGTAACCTTTTTTACTATAGTATTTGGACCAGTTATGATAGTTTTTACTATCGTATTTGATCCAGTAACAACCCTAATTGCCATTCTTACCTCGTAACAGAAGGAGTTACTTGGATATTACCTTCAAGAATTCTTTCTACGATAGTATTACTAGCACTATCGACAAATGAGATTTCTACATCATAAACATATCTTCCAGCATTTAACGAATTCGTTTGAGTGTTTGTTAATGCTAAAACTATGACACCACCAGATGCATCAGTTATACTAGAGGTAAATGTAGTGGTGTCTGCGGAATCACTATTATAGGTTTTCTTCATCTTTGCCGCAACGATATGATTAGTCAGGTCCTTTATAGAACCATTTTTATTTACGACCTCGAGCTGGATTGCTACATCAGCACCCTGATCAATCTCTAAATCCTCGTGTTGCGACATAAAGAAAATCTCCGTATTTCTTACCTTTATTTATAATAAAAAACTTTTAACTATTTGTGGTAATTAGAAAAGAATTCGTATACTTGGTCCAATATTCCCGCTTCAGAACACCCGTTAAGAATACAAACTGGAAGATGAGGTATATAATAACCGGTACAAGATCCTCTTCTTCCAAGGTCGTCTTTGGTTTCAAATCTTTCTTTAGTTTCATATTTCTTATGAGGATCACCCATATCTTTTACGACCTGAGGTACTCGAATAAACGAATAGAAATCTTTCATCGGAATAAAAAAATCCAATTCTTCCCTATGAATTTGCCAAAGATATCTACAAACCCCTTCATACTGTATAATATTATAGTCCGGGTTCTTTAGAAACCTTTCTCTAATATAATTAGTTTTAGAAGGGATAAAAAGCATTATAGAGGAGTTAATCCCAGTTGGCCATTTAAGAGAATCTGATTCTCTTAATTCACCGGAGTAACCTATCTTTATACTTTTCTCAGGACGATTAAAAAGATGATCAATATTATTTTGTATTATAGTATCAAGGTCAAAGTAAAAAGTAGGTACGTCATCAATATAAAGTGATGCATCAAATATACAGAACTTGTACCAGAAACTTTCAAGATCAAGATCTAAATCTAATTTTCTTACTATAATATCAGGATGTAATTCAGATCCATTGTCGGTTAAACAATAAAATAAAAATGGTAAGGAAGTATTTCTCCTTACCATTTCATATAATCTATTCACATGAGAAGCATTATACTTTGTGCCGTACTTAACACAAACTATATTAACCATATCTAACCCACCCAAAGTACGCTTATTTATTATACCAGAATAAAAAGATTTGTAAATCCCTTAAATCGGATTTTCGATATCCTCGATGATATCTTCCCACATAGCTTCTTCTCTTCCCCAGATATATGCAACACTGATGCGAAGACAGTCAGTTGATGCAGCATGATAGCAAAGTTTATCAGACTCATCATAAGATCCGAAATAAGTCATTTTACACTGCCAACCGGAGTGGTCTGGAACGCGTACTCTTTCCTTCTTATCTAGATCCCAGTAATCAAACCAGCCATCGCCATTTTCTGACCAAGAGAAAATAACGTTATAACCTGCAGCGTTTGCATTATTATGCCAGCTAATCCACCCACCAGGCGGGTAAACTGTAATCAAAGTATTTCTTTTTGCAGATAGCTCTGTCATTAGCTCATTATTTAATTTCGTAGAGGCTTTACGATAATCCTCGTAGGATTCTTTATAACCTCCACTACCAGCTGGCATTAATCCATGATAGGAACGCATACTCTCAGGAAATCCCTCGTGCGCCCGCCCGCGAGACATAATTCTTTCCATATAATCATCTGCTAACCAACGATCCCGAGTATGATCTCTAGCATTCAGATCTAACTCTTTATCAAGCAATTCCTTTGATCTTTTATCTAAAATAAAGTCTTTAAATTCATTCAAAGCCTTTAAAACAGACTTATTATTGATTTCTACGTCACGTACTTCAAACATTAATATACTGCGTCCTTCTTCATAGATGCCGAATGATGTATAACGATAGGCTGTTTATTAACTAGATTATGTTTTCCCGTAATAGGATTGATTCTAAAACTAGTAAACCAGTTCCATCTGTAGTTGTCTTTAAATCTTCCAATCTTTAGATCTTTATATTTACTCTCTTTATTTGTTAACCACCAAAGAGTAAATTGATCCCATCTTAACATAGTTCTTGGCGTACCCTCTGGCCACCATACCTCTTCATTTTTTTGATGATTCCACGATCTTTCTTGGGCTTGGAATTTTATCCACCAATCTTTCATAAATTCTTTTACTAGGGGATTCTTGTTATTATAAAGACAAACCCCACCGCATAAAATTAAATCTATCTTGTCCCCGGTACTTTGAATAGTTCCTTCTACCTCGACAAAAGAATTTTGGGCACTTTTATCTTTGGTGAGTTCTACGAAAACTAGATCATTATCACCTAACTGTTCCCAGATAGTCGTAATATCTTCGTGCTCTACCTCACAGTCAGCATCGATATAAAAGGTAATATCGAAGGGGGAATTTGCCATACCGTAGAGTTTTGCTCTAATGTGATCATCACAATAAAATAGTTGAATATTAGGATGATCTTTACAACGATGATCTACGAATCTTTCCTCTGTGAAAAGAGCAAATTGAGCATCGGGATAATAATCTAGAATCGATTCAATAAGATTAATTGCTGAATAGTAGAATGCAATCTTTTTTGAAGCTACGATTACAAAACCTTTACTCAGCGGCTTCTCTTGCTGATTCTGCATTTTCTAATTCTTCTTTCATCAACATAGTGGTCCAAGCGATCAATTCAAACTGGTTCTTGGATTTTCTGATCTTGGCTTTCAGTTTTCTATTTGTAGAGTTCTTTATCTCTTCAATCTCAAAAACTTCAAGCTTAGAATTGAAAAGCTGCTCTAACTTCTGAGCCTGCTTTCTCTCTTCATCAGCTTTTTTATTTGCTTCATGTCTTTTCTTATGACGTTCTTCTCGCTCACGAGTATTCTCGTCAATCTTCTCTAATGGATTCTGTTGAAGAATTTCTTCAAAGTCAGGATTAACAGTACCGGTTGCGGTATATTTACTAACTGTCGCAGTTGAAGAAGTTTCTTTCCCATCCTCATGAAGAATCACTAGTTTTGCTGTAATTCTATCCTTTTGGTAATTTTCCCAAAAAGGATGCCGCCATTCTTTTTTCATAATAACCTCACGCTATTCTTACGTATAATGTATATATCTCTACTGTTTGGGAGCTAGATTGGATCGTTGAAGCGACATAGTTACCTATAAAGTTACCGGTATAATCTCCTATAAAGTTACCTATATAATCCCCAGTGTAATCCCCAGTGTAATCAGCTGTATAATTACCAAGATAGTCCGCTGTATAATCTGCTGTGTAGTTACCAGTGAATTCGCCAGTATACTCACCTTCGTAGTTACCAATGAAATTGCCAAGATAATCAGCAGTATACTCTCCAACGAAGTTACCTAGGAAATCCGCAGTATAGGCTCCGATATAATCTCCGATATAGTCAGCAGCATAGTTACCTATAAAGTTTCCTAGATAGTCTGCTGTATAATTACCTATATAATCGCCAAGATAATCAGCTACGTAATTTCCTGTATAGTCTGCTGTATAATTACCCGTATATTCGCCCACGTACCCGCCCGCGAAAGTAGATTCCCTTGTTCTAGTAAAATTATTTGTGGAAGTTATAGTAAAATCTGTAGTAGAAGTTCTACTATAAACCCCAGAT